TTCTCCATTGTATTCCTGTATAACATCTAACGATTCTCCTGTTGCATCTGTATTTGCTACACCTCCAATAGTTTTCGCAGGTAATACTAGGTGTCTTTTGTAGCGAAGGCTACAGGTACTCCACCATGCTCTGTCTACATCTTTAGCTCCCTCCATCCTCTCTACACCTATACCACCCCTGAAATCAGACCAAGATATTACACTTGCTCTAATCTGCGAATCACGAGTGGTATCTCCGATAATAACCTTTGCAGGATAAATGGAGGCAAGTACCTGCTGCACAGGTCTGGTTATCGGATAATAATTTCCGTTTAAATAAACTTCATTTTCTGTTACTACTTTATTTGCCATTATCTTACAAGTCTTACATTAGTTAAAAATGGAAAATCATTTTTAGCCTGTTCTGACTTGGCAAACCAAAATGCAGCAAGGTTTCTCATTGAATCTATATCTGCATCAGGTCTTAATGATCCTGCCTGTGCCATCAGCCCTGCAGCATAAGCTGTTAAAAATCTTTCAGGTACTTCTGTTGTACTTGAATCTGCTGATAGTTCTGCTGGTTCATCTCCTCCTGTTATCTTTAATAATGAATACCCTGCTTCTGCTCTGCCACCAGCTGTTAAAACTAAGTCCTGTGTACTAGCTCCCTGTGATCCTTCCTTATCTATCCTCCATTGATATCGTGGAAGTTTAGTCCAAGTAGCTGTGTCATTCTTTACTGCTTTTATATCATCAAGCCATACAGTACAAGCTCCTAAATCAGAGTCATACTCCATTCCTACAGATATAATAGCTGTGTCTGTATTGGGATTACTTAATGCTACCCTGCAATATTTCCATGTATTGGCAGTTAATGCTGGGACATTTAAAGTTTCTATTGGACTGGCGCAACTGGCAGTATCGTCTAATAATATCTTTAGATTCCCTGACGATGTGGCAACTGTGGATTTAATCCAGAACTCTATATAATCATATTTACTTATATCAGCAGATGTTATTGAATCAGTTGCGATATCTCCTGCTGATGCTCCAGAAGCTATAACAAACTTGTTTGCTCCTGAACCTCTTTTGTAATCCTGTGTATCAACACTTGCAGTAAAATCGCTGGCTACTGATTCATCAAATACTGCATCGCAACTATGTAGTTGCTTGGTAGTAAACTTACTTCTGTAATACACATCCTGTATCATAGCCAGATCAGATGGGATCTCCCACCTTGCATTTACTCTGTCTGAATGAACATCAAGACTTTCCTCTGGATCAAAATACTTTCCTGTTATTTCCCATATAGCCTGATTAATAAATTCATCTGCAACCTGTGGATCAAAGCCATTGTTCCATAACTCATAGCCGACTCCTACTGTAACTGTTCCTGAAACTGCAGCAAATGTCATAGTGCCTGAAGAAGATGTATAATCAGTTATTCGTGCTGTTTCTCCGTCATTAGTTCCTGAAGTAAAACGAATATAACTTCCATTGTATTCATCATCTCCACCAAATAACTTAGTATCTAAAGCTGTAGTAGAAGAACCACCACCTGAAGTAACTCCTGTTATCATTTTTTGCAGGTTTCTGCCTATGGCTTTTCTTAAATCTTTTCTTGTTTTACTTTGTGTTATAGCCATTAATATCGTTTCCTTTTCATAGCTGCTTTCTTCTTTTTCTTTTTAGGTGGTCTGCCTCTTTTAGTTCCGTATGTACCTTTACCCATTGGTGGCATTTTTTTCCTCCTTTGCTTTATTAACTCCAGCTTCTCCCATTACTCTGATCTGTTCTTTCAATTGTTTATTTTCTCTGTTCAGAGCTTTATTTACAATTTTAAGATTAAGCATCGGATCTTCTTTCATAACCTCTGCTATATCTTGCTGTAGTACAACTACATTATCATCGAGTAATTCTTGCTTTCCGTTTGAGTTCCCTGTTAAGTTTTTTTCTGTCATCTTTCAATCCTCCAAAATAAATTTTACCTGTAGTGCTTTCTTTTCTCTTTAATTTGTGAGTTTTTATTTCATTCAATATCTTGCCAACTTCTTTTCTTTGTTCTATATTCATCACTCTCTTTTTCCCCTGCTCTCTTACTCTGGTAAGCCATGTTCCATGCGCCTCTCCTATCATAGTTTCAATAGCATTATGTGAATAGGGATCGTGTGGCATATATGGAACATGATGTAACACAGATCTTCTTTCTGTAACTGAGTCATAAAAACTAAAAGAAAGCGAGCTTAAAGTATTACCTGCAGGTAACTCTCCAAGAAGAAGAACTCCTGCAGGTAATGCTAATCTTCTGTCGTAAGTTTCAGATCCTACGAATTGCATTATTAAGCACTAATGTTAAGCCATAATGCTGAATATTCAGTAGTTGCTGCCACACCAATAACTCCACCGATTATAAACTCGGCACTTGAATCATCAGCTACAACATCTACAGAACCATCAGTACTAGACCCTGTCATAACATTCTTACCTAATACAACTGAACCATTTGTAAGAACTGTTGCAGCGCCTTTAACCTGATTCCAAAAATAGTAACCTGAAGTTACATCAGCTCTTGGAACACCTGCCACGATACCATCAATATCACTTAAATCCCATACTTCTACACTATTCTGTGGGTTTTTAATTAACCCTGCTTCAGATGAAGTAGTAAGAGCTGTAGATACTTTGTCAGTATCATAAAAATTAATGACCATAGTGTCATCAGGATTTCCTCCTGAAGTTGCTGCTGCAGAGTGATTCTTGATACTCCACATCTGACCTTCGCCTGCATTGTCATTAATAAAGACGTAACCATCTTCATAATCTCCGATAGTAGTGCCTGTTCCTGTATAAGAACTGGATGCTACCACAGCAGTTGTTACATTAGTAAGTTTTATCTGACTTACTCCTGCTGCTGCTGCTGCATATACAACTAAATCTTTAATGTGACCTGCTGATGTCTGAGCCTGCATAGTAACCTTGCCTGCTGTAATAGCTTCGCCTGCACTTGCATAGACAAACTCACTACCATCAGCTAATACCATTCTAGCTCCAATTCTGTTCTTCTTTGTTGAAGAAGTAACTTTCTCATCGCCAAAACGACCTTGTATAATTGCTGGAAATGCCATATTTCCTCCTAATTATTTGCTAGAGGACAAGCCTCTAAGACCAACCGATTGTTAAAAAATCGTATAAGCTCGGTCAATCGTTACACTTATACTGGAATACAGAACTACTCCTGCGTGTCCACCATAGTTATTTCTTTAACTACAGGCTTCTCCGTTGGAGTAGATTCTGTTTTCTTACTATTCTTTGTGGGATTGCAAACACATGGTTTACCCTGAGATTCAAGGTTGCATCTGCCATTCCACTCAATAGGAAACAATCCTATTGCGCCTCTTCTCTGTTGCGTTGAAGGATCACTTGGCTGGTTAGGATAAGCAGAGCCACAAGGCTTTGCTAAATCCCCCTCATTGTTAAACATAGGGATATGATTCCAATATGTAGTCTTGCTCTGCCATTCTGGCAACAATCCTTCAAATTTATCTATTCCCATATTTTTCCTCTGCTTGTTAATTTGATCTCGCAAAGGTTTATTTCTGTTTCCGTACAAATGATTGACCATATGATTCCTCCATTAATCATTAGTTATTAGTTGCTAATGCTGCTGCATCAAGAATAAATCCTGCTCCTCTGGTATCATCTAACTCGAAAACACCATAGTCTGAGGTCAAAACAATTTCTGTCGCTCTTAAAGATGCATCTCGCTGCTCTTCTTTTTTGGTTTCAACCGAATTAAGAACTGCCATAGCTCCCTTAGAAGCAATAACACCTGTTGCATCATCTGATGAATCAACAGCTAAGTTACCATCTTCAAAGATTGGTACATTGTTCATTGGTCGTAAACCACTCCAGAAATTCTTTAATAAATCAGCACTATATCCATCTGGAATCGCATTACTTGCAGCTGCTGCCACAGTTGCCACTTCCTTTGATAAATATGCTACTGCGTTTGGATGATGAAGTATATATACATCACTACCAAACCTGTTTGCCTTTGCATAAGCTATTGCTCCATGTACATTACTTGATTTCATGTACTTGGTAGCTGCTCCCACAGTTGTTCCACCATTAAGTGAACCATACAAAGAATGTACATCTGTGTCTTTCTTCCTAGCCATAGCATCTCCAAGTTGTTTACCTATTATAGCAAACACATTGTCCTGTTGTTCTTTAACAAGTTTATCAGTTAAGATAACCTTTGCTCCTACTTCACTTGCAGTAAGATCAACTGTTGTCATTCCGATATCCTCATCATCTACAATGTCTACACCATCAGTTAAATTGCTAACTGTCATCTGTGCTACTTTCGGTACAGTAACCTGTTTTGCTCCACTAGGTAGACTAAAGGATTCTATAAGAGCCATCGCTGGCGCATTATTTTCCTCTGTATATCTGGCTGTTGCGATAATTATCTTACTCGCATTTTCCAGACCACTTGCTGTTGCAGTTTGAGCCATTTCGCCCTCCTATCAACTTATTTATAAACCACCTAAGTGGACAAGTTCCCTTGCTGCTTACAGACCCATTAGTCTTTTTGCAGCAGAAACAGCATCAGGACTTCTGTCCCCTGCGTTGTACTTATCAAGAAGTCTTGATTCGCTGGTCGAACCTTCTGCTGGAGCTTGGCTTGTGTCGTACTGCTGTGCAGGTACTTGCTCCTTCTTTAGTTTCGTTATCTCAGCTTTCAACTTTGTGACTTCTGATTGTGAACTTGCGTGTTTTTTCATATCCTGTGGATTGTCATATTGCATTAATGTCTTAGGAGATATCCCATGTTGCTCCCCTATTTCCAAAGCTGCATTAAACTTACCCTGATAATATGAATTTAAATTTTGTATGTTCTGGCTATACTGTTGTTCGTTTGCCCTTGTTTGTTTTAACTGTTGAGTTAGCTGGTCAGCCTGTGGCTGTTCCATTCCCCCATCAACTAATGCACTATTGTATTGTACAGCTTCAGACTCTATAGTCTGTCGTTGTTTCTCTACCTCATACTGCATAACCTGTTGCTGTAAACTCTCCTGATACTTTCTGGTTTCTTCAAGTTGCTTGTTCAAACTTTCAGCATCAATCTTTGGAGTTTCTACAGGAGCTTCAGTTGTTTCCCCAGAACTTACTTGCCCATCATCCTGTGATACAGGAGCTTCGGCAGGTGTTGTTTCTGTTGTTTTCTCGGCAGGTGTAGGTTCAGTAGTTGTAGGTTCAGCAGGTGTATCAGTAGCAGGCGCTTCTGTGCTTGGCGCAATAGGCGCTGGTTCTGTATTAGTGCTGTCTAAACTTAATTGTTGTTCGTTGTTTTCAGTTACCATATAACCTCCTGTTGTAAAGTATCCTATTTTGTTTATAATTTGTCAATTACTCAACCCTCTTTGTGTTAGCAAA